ACCTTTTGGTTTCCCGTAAAAGCCTCCGAAGCAGCATCCGATACTTTGCTGATAATAGCAAGTCCTCCAAGATTCTTAATGAGGTCTTTTAGTCCTTTACCCGTCTCTTTAACTTCTTGCCGTACTCCTTTGATGGCTTTCTCGCCCTTATCTCCAAATTCTTTTATTTCAGTATTGGCACGAGATAATTGCTTCTCAAGAGATTCAATGCGAGTATTGAGGTCTTTTAACGCTTCATTGAACTCCGAAGCATCTCCCTCAATTTTGATTGTTTCAACTACTGCCATTATCTACGCTTTAAGAACTCTGTCCAAGTTTTAGGTATTCGGTATTTGCCTTTTGCTATGTCAATGTTGTGGCTTACGCCCTTCCATTGATCGCTTTGGAGCAGTTCAATTAAGTAACTTAAATAACTCGTCTTCATACATCATTGAGTAATTGGAGGTTGGTCTTCCCTGTTGTCATATTTACTTGTACGCTATTGATAATCCACCTTTGGTTGTTCCAAATCAACTTGTTATTGAGTTGTAGTTTTATGATTGTACCAAGAGGCAACAAGGCACTCACATTGTAGACCCTACGCTTGGCATCATACAAGTCAAGGATGTAATCCTCCCAATAGGTTTGGTATAAGCTCTTGCCGATTGGTTGAAGGAAGAATGGGTCAATGTCATTACCCCAAGTAAGAGCATAGGCTGCGCCAGTACCCGTGCTTGTGCTTGAGGTATTGGCGTACCATACTTGGTCAATCGGGGGTTGGAGCGTATTGCTTTCATCAATAAATCCAAGAGGGTTTGTGCTGATGTCCAATGAGAACTCTCCATAGATTAGGATAGGCGCACCTACATAGGTATTAAACGCTCCTTCCGCATCTACCTCACGGGTGATTGACTTGTACACAAGGATGTTGCTTGGTATAGCCGTCATCCCGCCCATATGCCCTTGATAGTTTGTTAGTTTCTCAAACAAGGGGCATTCAAAAGGCAGTTCAATTTGGAAGTCTTCACCATCCCAAGAGAAGAATGAGTTTAGGTCTCCGTATCCTACTTGGTTTGAGCGTTGATATTCGTATCCTAAAATCTGCTCGGTATCTTGATAGTCAAAACTTATCTCTCGGTAGAGTTGTGGGCGTTCTACGCTCACTTCGTTGATGTCTACATATTGAGTGATGTCTTGGTCAGATCCCGCAGCATACCAAGCGTTTAGCGATTGAAGGCTAAAGGTGGTTGCGTTGGTGGGGATGATGACAAGGTTGTGCATCTTGACAAGCCCACCGAAGAAATCCTTGATTTTGATTTCAGGCATCAAAGGACTCATCGCAAGTTCAAATGAATAAGTTGCAATACCCGTTTGGTCTACCTCAAATTGTTGAGTTGATGGAATGCCATCCGTTGCCGTATATCCCGTGTAGTCTGTGACTTGGTAGGTCATATTAACGGGGAGTTGGGGGCGAATCTTTAATTGGATTTGGTCTCCCGCTTGAAAGATGTAACCATCAAAGAAAGTGGTGTTTGTCCCTACGATTGCATCCTCACGAGCAATGCCTACCTCTACGCCATTTCGGAACAATCCAAGTTCGTAGTTGGCGGATGGGTTTAGCACTTGTACCCGCAGTTGATATTCGCTTGCCGTTGCAACTGTCCAAGTATCGGTGGTTAGGTTGAATTGGCTTCCGCTTCCCGTGATGCGGTTCATATTGATTAACTGCCAATCAATGTCCGTAGCATTGGAGAACAAGTATCCCTCAAAACGATGCGCCCACAAGTATAGTTTATTGAATTGGTTGTCGCTCAAGAAACTGCCCGTGAAGGTAATGCCGTATTTAGTACCTATCGCCTCAAGAATCTTAACGACTTTGATGGCTGGTTTTAACTCGTAGTAATGGATTCCGTGATTGTGTCCAATTGCAGCATCGTAGTGAATATCGTTGTCGTGATTGGGGTCTGAAGCACCAACATCATAAACCCAATTTCTCACGGGACTCATCAAAGGATAGAACAAGTCTCCACCCATTAAAGCGTTTTGGCTAAATCCAGATTGAATAGTAGCCCCATCATAAGTATGATTGTAGGCACTAAAGTCAAGGTCGTAGAGATAGTCCTCACCAAACAAGTCAGAGAGGCTTACAAGGTCTCCATAGAACGAAAGAGAGTATGAATAGGGTTCAGTCCCTTTCATTAAAACATTCTCCATTTCAAGCACCCCAGTACGGAAAGGGAGGCTATTGATTTCTATCCTTGCCGTCTGACGAAGGCGAAAGTCAAAAGAGTTTGTTGCCGTTGTTTCGGTAATGGTATCGGGTACATAACCAAGCAAACCCATAACGGCAGATGAATTATCTACGACATTGCGCTTGGTGATTTGTGAGCCATCTACATCCGTGCGGTAGTATTGCTTTAATACCTCATTATTCCAATCGCTTGCGGGAACTGTAAACGACTGTGTGAAGTCCGTAAACACCTTTGAGATGTCTTGGATATTCTGCACATTGAGGTTGATGCTAATCTCCTCATCTTGAAATAGGTCAAGGCGGTAATCGCCAATGTAGATGTCTACTTGGTTCATCGGATAAGGGGTCGCTCGTTAAAGGCAATGTCAAAGGTCATCGTGTAGTTGATCATCTTTTGATTGACCTCCTTGTAGTAATCTACGCTTCCGCGTTGCGGTTGTACCGACACCCAACTACCATCCAAGAGTACGGCAATGGTGTCGCTCATAAGAATATCCTCTACCACATCGGCATACGCCTCTTCTACCCATCCCGTATTCATTGTGATGGTGTTTCGGCTATTGGTGTTGAACGACTGGCTTTGTCCTACTTGTGTGGAGGCACTTGTAAATCCATCTTGGTAGATGCTTCGCTTGTAGCTCTCGGAGGTGAAGTTGCCTTGCTCGGTACTTGCCTTAAAGAATGTAATGAAGTCAGCCACCCCATAGCGGTTGATGAAGGCTACTTGGTAGGGAGTGTATTTGGGTTCGCAAGTGAGTTCGTATCGGATGGTGCTGATTGCTGCTCCCGCGCTATTCTTTAGGATAATGTCATAATAGTCCCCATCAGTATGTTGTGAGGGCTTGACACTTGCGGGAAGCAATCCATTGTCCTCAATGTTTTGAGGGCCTACACCTATATAGACCACCGCGTCTTGCGTATAGTTTGAAAAGGTTAGTGTCTTGGTGATATCTGCCTCGCTATTGTCATTCCATAAGATTGTTGCTTTGGCAATCAAATTAGTGGCGTTGTTGTAGACACCCAGCACCTCGTAGTTTCCCGACTTGACATACCGCTTACGGGCTACCGCCAAGAGGGTTGTATTGTATTGGTCATTGTGTAGGTTGTTCCAGTTTGTCCATCCTTTTGTAGTTAGGAAGGCATTAGCAGTTCCCGTTGTATGGGGGGCGGTTGTAGGGGCTGCACCATTATCGGAGTAAGTCCAATCACCTGTAGCATTGACCCACAATACCTCACCATAGGGTGATTGAGTAAATCCCGTTTCCGTATAGATATCAAAGTCGTGAGAGAACTCGGAGCGTACCAAGTCCGATACCTCAAAGTTGATTACCTCGTCAATGGAGTAGGTCTTGCTCAACACATAGTTGTTTGCTGCGGGAAGACTTGACAAAGCACCCGCCCAAATCTTTAGGTTGAGGCTCATATAGGTCAAGTCATCATTTGTGAGCGTATTGTTTTTGCCCGTATAAAAGATTGGGCTACGGCTCATTTTTAGTGATAAAGGTCGGGCGATGCTTGGTATACTCATTTTCTTCTTGTGTATGCTATGAAATCGTCATTTGTAAGTTTGAATGCCTCAACTACTTTGGGAGGCAATTTCTCAAAAGCCAATCCAAATGGACGGCTAAAGAATTTGGTGGGTTTGATACCATTATAGTATACACTTCTCGCTAAAGCGTACTGGAGACTCTTGCGAGGGATAAACCTACCCGTCTTTTCGTCACGCACTCCCGTGAGTCCCTTCTTAACTGCCCAATTAGCGAATGCCTTTGCGGGAGGCATCTTGTTGGTGTACTTAAATGGGGTGTTGTATTTCTTCTTCGTTCCGCTAACACCCTTGTCCAAATAGTCCCCATACTCTTCCATCTTAAAGGATAGGGAGAATGAGTTGCTTGAGACTCTTAAATCATATCCCAAAGACTCATATAAGCGTTTGGAGGTGTTGCGTTTTTGGCGCGTTAGGTTGCTTCTCGCTTGTTGGACAACATAACGAGCGAACTTGTCAAGGGTTGCTTCTATATTCTCTTGGCGAGACATTAGCAAGTAGAGATTTCAGTATTTGAAAGCAATACATCAAAGGTTGCTGTCCATCCCGCAAGGAGGTTTTCAAAACGCTCGGTGAATGGTACGCAAGTAGGGTTTCCATCTAACTGATACAGGTCAGTATATAGAGTTCCTCTCCGTAGCTCGGTAACCAAGTCGTTGATTACGGCAAGTTGGGTGTTGAGGATATCTTGCTCGTTGTTTGTGTTGTAGAAAGGCTCATTTTGATCTCTTGGGTCTTCCTTCGTCTCGTCTACCACATCCATTGCAATGACCGTGATGCTCATACGAACAGTCTGCCCCTCAAAGGTCGCTTGGTTTACCGTGATGTGAGAAAGGGGGAAGATAGTTTGCTTGTTGAGGTCTACATCATAGATGTCCCCATAGGTTACGACATTCACTTGGCTATGTGCCTCAAGGGTGTCTTTGATGGTTTTGGTTATGTTGTAGAACTGCCTCATTTTAACTTGCTTTTGAGTATTCGGTTTTCGGTGTCTGCTCGGTGTTTTTCAAAGGAGAGGAAGGTAAGACATTGATGAAGGGGTAGTCTTCCAATCTCGTCAAATCGTCTAACGTCACCTTGAGCAAGGCTATGGAATGTTGTATACCATCCCCATCGGTTTGAGAATTGGCTTTGAGGGGTGAACTCTTCAATGCCTTGTGACTCTCCAAAGAGATCAGGGTAGCCATTAAAAGTTCTTTTCCTAAAGTCCAAAAAAAAAGCACCGCACCCATTACAACATCCATTGGAGCTTCCTTCATTAGGTCGCAGTATTTGGTTGCTGATTCGTAGGGTTCAATGTCGTATCGCTTTCCGCTCTTTTGGGTTACAGGACGATACAATACCGCCATTGTCTTATGGAGGTTTTGGGTGTCGCTCATATAGGAGTCAAGGTCTACAAACTCTCCGTAGGTGATATCTTCCAACGAGGGGATGAATCCAAATTCTTGCCCTTTAAGCGTGAATCTCTGTGTAAGTGATGGTTTCTCTTGCATCATCGCATTGATGTGACTAAACACATTAGAAACATCCTTAAAACGGACATTGGGCAACTGCTCCAACGGAACATTGCAAAATATCTCCAATGACTTTTTAGTCAAGAACTCGTTGTCCCCCTCCAAACGAGCAAAGCGTTGATACTGCTCAAGGGTGATTTCCGATAGCGAAGTGGGTACAATGACTTTTAGTTCCATTGTTTAAATAACCTTTAGAATTTATCTTATAGCATAACGCCCGTAGTTCGGACGGCTCAATCTATTGAAGGTGGCGTAGCGTGTCGCATCAATGGCGTGGTTGAAGGCATCAATGGGTCTATTAAGTAGATTCCCGTTCTTGTCCTCTTGCCATTTGTAGTTCTGGAATTCTCGGATGGCATTCTTACTGTCCTTCGTTACAAATATCTTATGGCGTTTGAGGATGTCTATTCCCGCCATTACGCTATCCGCTCCCTTTGCCGTTGGCTTGACATTCCATCCCATCCGATGCAGTTCTTCAATACTCTTGGGTTCGGCACTATCTGCCCATATCTCATCAAACCTCGTCAATCCTAATTCGGATAGTTTTTGGCTAATGTCTTGGTTTGTTAGGTTGGTGTGATAGAGCAACTCGTGGATATACAGGTTATCGCCATCCTTAAAGACCTTCACAAGCGATGTTGGATCGTTGGTGAATCCAAAGTCAAGACCTAATGATATGAGTTGACCTTTCGGTTCATCTGCTACTTGGAATTGAAAGATGGTAGCTCTTGACATACCACGCTCTCCAAGTCCGTAGATGCGCCAATAATCTTCATCAGTATACTTTAGGCGTTCAATCTCATCAACGATGCTCTTGTCAAGGAATGGGTTGTCCTTGTAGGTTGTTTGGATATATGTTACATCGTCCCTCGTTAGTAGACGGTCATAAATCCAATGGAATGAATCGGAGGGGTTGTAGTCAATCCATATCTTCTCGGTTGTTCTGACAAGCAACTGGAAGAAGTCTTCCCAAGTGAGTTCGTTAGCTTCATTACAGAACAAGAAGTCACGCCTTGCTCCGCGTTTCTTTTGTGGCTGATCTAACGAGATGAACTCAAATAGGTTTCCGTTGAGGGTGTAGGTGTAGTCGCTCTTGTTGTGGAACTTCTCATCATAGACTCCCAAGTTGTTTAGAATCTCAAAGAAGTCCCGATAGGCGGTCATTTTAAGCGATGGGAGAGACTTTCTTACTATGGAGTATACCTTTCCCTTCGTTTGGTACGAATTGACGATTAGGAGTTGTAGGAGTGAATATGTTTTACCACTACGAGTACCTCCTTGATTGACGATAATTTTGGTAGTGGCTTCCCAGTTCTTTTCAAAGACAGGGCCGTACTTAATCTTTAGGCTTGACAAACTCCAACTCTATTTTGGTGATACCCTCGTCTACTTCGTGCTTGTTCTCCACCCTTGCGAGTTTGGGGGTTGTGTACTCTCCTAACTTGGTGAGAATGTCAAGTGCTGCCTTTGGGTCATCCGCAGCTACTTCAGTAAGCCAAGTAGTCATATTGTCCAAGTTGTCCTCAATGAGTTTTTGGAATGCCTCTCGGATTTTGTTAGATGTTTTGTTTACTGCTCCTTTGGGTTTACCCGCTGGGTTGCCACTTACTCCTTTTTCAAATGCCATTGTAAATCTTTGTATTTTTCAACTATTTCTTCTAAATAACTTCTTATTGTGGATTTCTTGTAACCACTCCTTATGGTGTTTCACATCTCCGTAGGTTATATGGCAATTTCTACATAGAGCCATTAGGTTTTCTATTGTGTCGTGGTTGGATGTTCCTCCCATTCCTCTTGCTTCTATGTGGTGGATGTCTACGGCTTGGCGGTTGCATACCTCGCAAGGAATCCAGTCCGTTTCATCATAGCCCATCTCTTGGAGATATAGTTTGGTGTGTTTTTTCATAGTCCGCAGTATCCGCTATCGCATTCGTTAAAGTCATCATCAAAGAGGTCAAATTGTAGTCGGTGTCTCTTAATAGCCTCGTAGGACATTTCTTTTTTGAATCTTGCTTTTGCCGTTTCTTGCTTTGCAAACCAATTAAACTTGTTCGGTTCTTTCTCTGACATATGCTTGAGTAGTATCTCATTGCGGTGAAAGCATCCCACACAATTATTCATATACGCAAAGCGCACGGGCTTGTCTTGCCAGAAGGACTCTATCTTGTCTTTATAGATATTGTCATTGATCAGAGGAAAGGTTGTCTTTCGGTATTTAAGTTCTTTCCATTTGTTCCTTCCT